TGGACATGTTCTCAATCGCAAAGATTTTGATCCGAAGCCACAACGATCTGGTCAGCTTATGGGTTCTATAGTCTCCTTCCCTGTTCTTTGTATAATCAACGCCGCAGTTTGTAGATGGGCACTAGAATTAGGCGATTCACGTAAGTGGTCGCTTTCTGATGCCCGTCTTGCAATTAATGGCGATGATTGTCTCCTTCGCACGAATGATCGTGGACACACTGCTTGGCGCAAGATATCGTCTTATTTCGGTTTGAAACCATCGGAAGGTAAGTATTACTTTTCAGATAAGTTTCTCGAAATTAACTCTCGTGAGTTTCATCACGTTGAAGTCCCTAGTCGAATTCCTTGTACCAAATATGTGAACCGTTTAACCGGTCGTGTTCATGAGAAAATGCCGGAGCTTTATCAGGATATGGAAGATGGATTTGATTCACTCCCTGTGAGTTTTCACGATTCAAGATTTCTTGGTCGGGCTCACGATATGGGGCGTTTTTATCCTAGAGATTTGTTTGATACTGTGCACTATGAGAGGATGTGTAATTTTTTGGCGGTTCCATTTGTGAACATGGGCATACTTAAAGGTCTAAAGAGATCGTCTACTGGTTCCTCTAAAAAAGGGGTCGAAACGATTGTCTCGATTGAGTCCCTGGGTATGTGTGCGCGCGAATTGCTTCGCGATTGCCCCCCTTGCGTAGATGAAAAATCTTTGCTACGCCGCTTTATATCACATCATAAAAAAATATTAAATGAAATAAGAGTCCCTTGGTTTATACCCGAGTGGTTAGGTGGGGTCGGTTTACCATGGATCGTTGATAAGTCCTTTAAGCATGAGTTAGATATTGATCTTTATAAGACCAAATACTCAATGAGTGCTACTGACTTAGATCTTCGAATTGCCATGCGTATCCTTCTGAACTGGAAGGAACGATCCCCGAGCATGCTTGTTAGCAAAGGCTCGTGGTCAATGCATAAATATGCTATGTCTCGTCTTCCTCCATTAGAACATGGGGATGATTGGACATCAGGTGAGATTAGTTCGTATGGAACACTATATCAACACCTTGTCGTTGAGGCTTTATTTTCTCAGCCCCTTGACGCATTATATGACGAAGCCCCAGTACAAACTTCCAAGATGTTACTTCGGAAGAATGAAAAACTGTGGAGCGTGACCTCAAAAGGCGGGTTGCCTTTTCCTATACCCTTAGACCGACTCTTTAATGAAAAAGATGCGAGTATGATACAAGTGAATTGTTACGATGTTATTGTTACTTAGTGATGATTTATATGTGTCAATGTGTTGTCTGTGGAATGTGTGTGGTATTTTCGGCCATACGCTTGAGGGTGTGTTAAGCTAGTTTTCTAGTCTTTTCATGCCCTGGAAGAAAGAATCGATTAAGATTATCTTCTCT